GCCCCCGACCCGGCCACGGTGCCAATCGAGGTCGTGCCGCGAAACAGGGTCGAAGACGAAATCGAGAAATCATCGCCCGACAAGACCCCGCGCTGCGAGAAGATGCCGTTGATCGGGCCGGTGCCAATCGACGCCAATTGCCCCAGGCCGGGGCGCGACTGGAGGCACACCGAGCCTTCCGAAGTCCGTGCGGACTCGACGAACAGGTTGATGCATTCAAGCGGTGGGAGGTCGCCGGTCGTTCGTTTGTAAGCGCCTATCCCGTAGGCGAGGCTGGGCACCTAGTAATACTCGCTGGTCGCGCGGTCCTGCGTCGAACCCGCCTTGCCCATGATGTTCTTCAAGAAACCGGACGCCTTGACGATGACGCCCGGCGTGATCTCGCCCCCGAACATCGCCTGGAACCCGCCCGACGTGGCGAGGCAGGCGGCAAGGCCCATCTCGTCGCGGGCGGAAAGCGGGGCCGTCGAGGCCGAGGTGAGGCCCGTCATGGAAACCCAGTCGGTGCGGTCGTAGAGCTTGACCGTCCGCGTTCCCGCTTCTGTCAGGCTCTCGTAGAGCGCCATGTCGCGGGGCTGGCGGGTGGTGCCGTCCGCATCGACATAGATCGAGGTCGGTGCGGTCAGCGTGATCCCCGTCGGGACGAAATACCTCTTGCCCTCTTCGGCGGTGTCGTTCTCTTCGAGATAGACATCCTCAAGGGTGCCGAACATTCCGCCCGTTACCCATGCGTCATACATGGATTGCAGGCACAGCAGCCCGTCGGCGGACTCGTTGGCGGTCGGGCTTTCGCCGGAGGCCAGCACCTTCGCCAGCTTGAGCGCGTTGGTGATGATGGTCGAGCAAGTCGCCACGAGCGCCTCCGCTGAAAAAGAAGGGGCGGAGTTTCCCCCGCCCCAGAGTTACGGATTGCGGCTTGGCGTGGTCGCCGTGGAGGCCGCGTAGTTGGTATCCGTGACGCCCGCGTCAGCATTGAGCTTCGTCGCCAGCGTGTTGTGGTCCGACTTCAGCGCCGCGATTGCAGCGATGATGTCGTCGATGAGCAGAACGAGGTCATCCTGGTGGATGCTCGTCGCCGTCAGCTTGCGCTTGACTGCCATTTCACTTCTCCTGGAAAGGAAAAGGGGCCGGAGCCTAGGCCCCGACCCCAGTCAGTTAGACGGCAGCAGCCGCGACGTAGCCGGTGACGACACCATGCTGCTTGGAGTTGAAGAACATCTTCTTCACGCCGAGCATTTCATGGATCGCAACACCATGCACGAAGCCGTAGTCGCGGGTCTCGGTGGCGGAACGGGTCCGCTGCGCCCACGCCACGCCAAGCGCCTGCGCTCCGCACAGGTAAACCGGCTCGATGCGGGCCGACGCAGCGCCGACCGTGCCCGTTGCCGGAATGTCCTGAATCTTCCGGATGATGACCCCGTCATACATGAGGTCGCCGTCCTTGAAGAGCGGGTTGCCGTCGCCGCGCACTTCGCCTTCACGAAGGGTCTGCGCGAGGTCTGCCTTCAGGTCGCGGAACGCGCCCGAACCGACGAACAGGACGAAGTTCTCGCTGTCCTCGCCGACAACAACCGGGCGAATGAGCGGCGAGGCCGCCTCCGCAGTCGCTTTCAGCTTGGAAACGATCTCCTTCGTCAGGGTCATCGAGGACGTGACCAGCGCGAGGTCTGCCGAGTGGTCGGTGTAACCACCAACCGAGCCGTCGCCGAAGCGGACCCGATCCGAGTTGGCGGCAAGCCACGCGTCCTTCTCGGCTTCGGTCTGGGCCGAATAGGCCGTGGTGCCGTCGTCCGAGGACAGGGCGTTGATGATGTCCGTGCGGAGCTTCTTCATCGCCCAGTTCTTGAGCTGCGACTTCGCCGCGTTGCGAAGGTCGATGCCCGTGAACTGCTCCTGGTTCATCGTCACCGCGACAGCGTTGCGGCGGGTGGCGATGGTGATCGGGCACTCATACTGGCTGAGCGCCTCTTCGTTGCCTTCCAGGAGCGAGTCGCCCGTGACGCCCGCGCCGGTAAGCTCGGTGACCAGGGCAAGGTGGACGCGGTCGCCAGGAGCCTTGGTCAGGTCCTGCTTGACCTGGATGACCGCGTTCGAGTCCGTTCCCATGTAACGGTTGAAGCGGTTGGCGCGGACGTATGACTCGAAGAAGTCATTGTCCCACTGTTGTTCGACCAGATTGGCCGTAACGGTCGTAAGTGCCATTGTAGTGGTCCTTCTGGCCCCCGAAGGGGCGCTGGGAACGCAACGTCGTCACGACGTGGCATTCGGGGTTAGGAACGAAACGCCTTGCCCAGAATCTCCTCAAGGGGCTTCGGCGCGTAGGTGCCTGCACTCGATCCGCGAGCGGATTGAGCGTCGGCTAGCGTGTCGGGGATCGGAGCGGCTTTAGGTGCGGGAGCTGTTGCCGACAGCGCCTCCGCGACGCGGGCGTTAATCAGCCCGTCGAGGCCGCCATACTGGGCGATCTCAAGCTGCGTCTTGGCGACATTGTAGGCGTATTCCGCCGGGTTGGGCGCTCGGTTCAGCTCCGCGATCAATGCCGGGTTCTGCTGGGCCATTTGCCCGAAGACCTGGATTTTCTCGTCGTAGTCAGGGACCGCCTGCCGATATTGCGCGGCAGCCGTGTTGATCCGCTGATACTGGAACTGGTGATACGCTTCCGCCCGCGCGGTTTCCGCCGCAGCCGTTGACGCCTGGGCGACGAGCCAGCGGTCATACCCTTCCGGGTCTTCCCAACGGTCCGGCGCGCCCTGCGGCGGCTGATATTGCGCCTGCTGCTGGAGCTGTGCTGCCAACTGCTGCAAGCGGGCCTCTGCCTCTGCGGCGCGGGCCTCGGCTTCCTGCCTTCTGCGTCTTTCTCCGATTGTGGCGGCATGGTCGAACTGCGGTTCCTCGGTCGATGGCGACTCGACCGTTTCGCCCTTGGGTGCGAAGCGTCCCTTTTCGTCACGCGGGCGATCCTCGGTCTTTACCTCGGTTGCCTCAGCGACTTGTGCCGTTTCCGGCGCTTCTACGGCTTCGGTCGTGACCTCGGCCTGCGGTGCTTCGTCCTCCCCCTTCAGGAAGTCGTCCAGGTTGTCCATGTTGTTGCCTCTTGAGCGCCCTTGTCGATGGCGATCTCGGCTGCTTTCGCGGTTGCAGCTACCTGACACGCCCGATGGCCCGGCGACGGCTTTCCACGTCCTCTCGACGTTGAAACTTGTATGAATCCGTGCTACTCAGCGCCCATGTCTGAGATTGCGCTGCTGGAGCAGATGCTGACGCTTCGGCTTACCGATGCCCAGCGTGAAACGGTGACGCGCTCGCTTCGCAGGGCGAAGATTGCGCTGTTCGTGCGGAGCCTTCGGCCCTAAGCCTTGCGCGTGTCCCACGCCTCGCTGTTCGCCCATTCGAGCAGTCGCGGCATGGCCTTGGCGACGGCGTCCTGTTCGGATAGCTCCGGCTCGACCGCGACCGCGAAGCGGCGGCGCTTGAGGCCAATCGGCTCCGGGCTTGCAATGGCGACGCCCCAATAACGTCCGCAATCGAACTGCGCGGTGGCAATGCGCCATTCGCGTCCGTTGGCATCAATCACATCGCCGCTCCCATATTATCGGTGAGGGCGGCGTAGATGTCGGCCAGCACGCCGGGCCGAGCCTCCATTTCCACGCATCGACCGCCAGCAGAAACGCGCCAAAGAGGAGGCCCAAACACTATCCTCTCGCGGTCAACCCATTTGCGGACAATGTATCCTTCCGCATCTGGGAGTGCCGCCTTCAGTTCCGGCCAGTTCACATCGCTGCTCCCGGAATACTTTGCTGCCCCGCCTTGAAGCTCTCGACCAGCGGCCTTGCCTGCTCGCTCTGCGCCTTGGCGACGTTGAGCATGGTCTTCGACTTGGTTTCCTCGACCTCGGCCTGAGCGCCAGCCATCTGCACCTGCATCGCCTGCTGCTGCATCGCCTGCGCTTCGGGATTGGGCTGCTGCATCTCCTGGATGATGTCGATGAGCTTCTGCTTGTCGCGCAGGTTCGACGCCTGGATCAGAAGCTCCAGCGCCTTCGGGTTGCCCGCGAGGATTTGTGACTGCCCGATCAGCGTCGCAAGCTGCTCGAACTGCTCGATCTGCAACGTCGGGGTCTCGTTGACCTCTTCGATCTCGATGTCCACGTCCAGCTCGCCAATGGCGTTGCCAGGTTGAGCCTTCTTCTGGATTTCCTGAAGGTATTGCTGGGCGGTCTGCGGGTCGATCTCGCCTTGCGCGGCGTGCATCTGCACCATTTGCGCGGCAAGGATCGCCCGTTCCGGCGACAGCTCAGGGCGGGTGTTCAGCCCGACGAACCTGACGTTCCTTTCGTCGTCGGTGACGCGAATCCACCGCTCCTCGGTCCAATACTGGCGGATGCGGTTCCAGATTTGCCGATAGACGCGGATCGTGAAGTGCCGCAGGTTATCGAGCAGCGGCGTCATCTCGGTCATGCCCGCCTGCTGCTGGGCCAGCACAGCACGCCCCGACTGGTTCTCGCCCTGCTTGCCCTGCAAGTAGGCGTTCGGGCCGACATTGCCCTTCAGCGAAGCCACGGTGGCCTGGTAGAGCGTGAACTGGGCTGCGTCCTTGGCTGCCATGTCGAGGCTTTCGACCTCGCCACTGTCGCCGATGACAATCGCGTCAGGGCGGGCCAGTTCCTTCCGCAGCAGCTCCTTGTCCTGCTGCTGCGCCTGCCCAACCCGCCAGCGGTTGGAATTGACCATGTGCAGGAACTTGGAACGGCGCTTGTTGACCTCATCCTGTAGCGGGATCATCGAGCGCACTATGCCGTAGCGGTCGTTGTCCTGGTCAACATAGGCCGCCTGCATGATCAGCGGGCATTCGGGGTTGCCCTCATCGTCCAGGAACACAGAGGGCGCGGATTCCTCCAGCTCTCCCGCGAGCGTGAAGACGCACTTGTGCCACACGCCCCCTTCGAGGTGGTAATGCGTGTTGATGCGGATGCGCTTGCGCTTCTCGTCATACCAGGCCGCCCACTTGGGCTTGTCGTCGTAGGTGTCGAAGGTCGAGGACACGCCCCGCGATTGGGTCGCCTCGATGACATCGACCTTTTCGGGCCATTTCTTCTTCGCCCGCTCGACATCCATCCAGGTGATGTAGCCGACGAACGAGGCGTCCGACCTGTCCGCTTCCGAGGAGTGCGGGTCGCCATACAGCCGGTCGTAGCTGATGCGGACCACGTAAGGGTCGATGACGCCGTTGCGCTGGCGGCGCACAGCCACTTCCACCGCCCCCTCACCCTCGATCAGCATATTCTCGAAGACCTTGGACTTCTTGATGTCGAGGTCCTGGTCCTGCTCCACGTAGCGCAGGGCATCGGTCGCCGCGTTGGCGTCCTGCTCCTTCGACGGCACTCTGGGGTAGGCAATCGGATCGACGCGGCCCTGCCGCTCCAGCCCGCACAGGCTTTCGACCTTCGGCTTGATCAGGTTTTCCCAGACGATTGGCTGCTTGCGCTTTTGCAGCGCCGCCTTTTCCTCGTCGGTCCATTGCTTGTCGTCGAAATAGTTGCGGGCGGTCTCAGCTTCCTCGCGCCCGGGAAGCCCGGCCTCTAGCGCGGCCTCGAACTGCTGGACGTAGCGGGTGTGCTTTTCCAACTGCTACCTCCCAACCCGGTTCTTGATGACCATGCCGTAGTCGATCAGCTTGCGGCGGCGACGCCTGCCCCTGAGATACGCACGGTCCTTGTTCGTCAGAATGTCGGTGAAGCTCAGGACAAACGCCCCGGCTTCCGCGACCATCGTGAAAGCCCGACGCAGCAGGGCTTCCGTGCCCGTCAGGACGAACGAAGCTGCATCCGCCGCCATTACATAACCGCGCAGCAGGCCCGTTGCCGTGCCGGTCAGCACGAAGCTCCCCGCGTCGGCAATCAGCGCGTAACCGCGCCTTAGCGCCGCGTCGGTGCCCGTCAGAACGAAGGCCGCAGCATCGGCGGCCATGATGTAGGCCCGCAGCAATCCAGCGGCGGTGCCGGTGAGCGTGAACGAAGCAGCGCTGGCTGCCATCACGTAACCACGCAACAGTCCAACCGCAGTCCCGGTCAGTGTGAACGTGCCGGAATCGGCGGCCATCGTGTAGCCGGTCGCGCCGGGCCGCAGCGCCAGCGTCGCCGCCGCCCACGAATCGTCGGCGTTACCGGTGCCGCCGGTCAGCACAGCGGGATCAAACGCCCCACTGGTCCAATCCTTGTCGGCGGTCGCTATGCGGCCCTTGTCGGTCGAGGCAGTCTGAACGAAATTGGAAACATCAGACGGCGCAGTCCAAGCCGTCAGCGTTCCCTGCGATGCCGCATAGACGGCAACGATTTTCGCACCGCTTGTAACCGGCGTTATCGAGGGCGGGTTGGCCGCATCCCCGTTCGTCCCGGTCGCCGTCGTGGTGGTGACGTCAATCGGGGTAGTGGTATCGACGCCGCGATATTGCAGGACGTGGGCGACGTAATCCTGACTTCCTGCGCTGACCGACATTGTAACCGACGTGTCAACGGTCGCGCCCTGCTTGGCGTAACCGACCCACAGGTTCGTGTCGTTTGTGTCGTTGGCGTAAAGATCGGCAAGCTCGGTCAGCGCGCCGCTGTTGTTGCCAGACGCAGATATGTCGCGGTTGTCAGTGGCGTCACCGATGACGAAGGCGACGATCAGAATGTCGTTTTCGGCGAGCGTCAGCCCCGACAAGCTCAGCGTTGCGGAACCGAGGCTCGATGTTCCTGTAAGGCTGGTTAGCGCGCCTTGGCGGACAATCGCCATTTAGGCAACCGTCAGGACATTCGCCCCGAAATCGATGGTAAACGTCTCGCCGTTGACCAGTGAAAGCGACGATCCGTAATCGTAATATCCGATCAGCGGGTCAGCAGGAGAGGTCGGCGTGTCGTTGTAAAGATAGACATAGCGGAACGGGCCGACTGCGCCCGATGCGGTCAGCACCAGGTCGGCGCACACGAGGCTGTAGGTGCCCGTGGTCTGCGACGAGGACGACGTGGTGACGTTGCGCGAGGACAGGTTGGTGTAGGAAATCTGCGTGACGTTGGCGAGGATGCAGGCGGCGGTCGAACCCGTGGGCGGGGTCGCTTCCGATGCGGGGGCCGTGTTGGACAGGGCAACGACAAGCTGGCCGGTGCCGAGGTTGTGAACCCCTTCGGCCATGTGCTCGACGAATCCCGGAAGTTTTGTAAACGCTGCCAATGTGTCCTCCTAGACCGTCTTCCAGTCCTCGACGGTGCGTTCGTTGAATCCGTAGTCGCGCCGCTTGGGCGGAACCGTGGGCGCTCTGGCAATCGCCGGGTGCGCCTGGTCTATCGCCCGCCCGATCAGGCTTGCGGTGTCCACTTCGTCGTCATGCTTGCCTGCGGGAAAGCTGAGGTATTCGCTCAAGTCCGCCTTGGCCTCGAAATAGACCCTTCCCGATGCCGCCATCGCCTGGAACGATCTGGCGCGTGTCGGCTTGTCGTGGATGCTCGGCAGCCATTCGAGGCGGCAGAAGGTCTTGCGCTCCAGCATCCGGCGGCGAAGCATCGGCTCGACCGCCTTCTGGATAACCCCGCCCTCGCCGAACCAGGCCAGTGGCTTGTGCTTGGCGATCAGGTTGAGCTTCTCTTCGATCCAAACGTCAGAGGTGGCCTGCCCGCGCCACCCATCGACACGGTATAGCGCGCCCGCCGCGTCGATCCCCCAGACCCGGTGGACAGTATAGTCGCCACCGCCGTCCGTGACCGCATAGTCCGACGTTCCGTAATACCGAAGCGCCGGTAGCGTTTCCCACTCCTTGAACCAGCCGCGCTGAAAGAACGTGCCCTCGTCGGGCTGGGGCCGCTGCTGATACAGCGCCGACCATTCGCGTGGGCCAATCGTGGCCTTGATGCGTGCTAGAGCGGCCTCGTCATACCATTGCGGCCACAAAGCTCTGCCGTCGCCGTCGAGCGCGGGAAGCTCCAGAACCTCCCAGTCACTTTCGGAGGCCAGTAGCCGTCCTGCGAGGTCGTCTTCGTGCCAGCGGGTTTGAATGAGGACAATCGACCCGCCGGGCATGAGGCGGGTGAACAAAGTGGAGCGATACCAATCCCAGACAAGATCGCGTCGCCGCTCAGAGTCGGCTTCCTCGCGATCCTTAAACGGGTCGTCAATAAGGGCAATGTCAGCCCCTCGGCCAGTGATCGCCGTGCCGACACCCGCTGCGACATAGGCACCGCCCCTGTTCGTGTTGAGCCTTGCTGCGGCGTGGGAATCGGGAGCCAGCGAGACACCCGGAAACACCTCGCCGAACTCGGTCTCGGCAACGATGTTCCTGACGTTCCTGCCGAAGTCGGAAGCAAGCTCGCTGTTGTAGCTGGCGGCAATGATCTGGCGATTGGGGTTGCGCCCAAGCACCCAGGCCGGGAACCGCTTGGAGGCAAGCTCGGACTTGCCGTGCCTCGGCGGCATGAAGATCATCAGCCGGTCGCATTGCCCGGCCTCGACCCGCTCCAGCGCCTCGCATATCCGCTTGTGGTGGTCAGCAGGCGCGTAAAGCGGGTTGGTGTATTCAGTGAAGCTGAGGAGGCTCTTGCGGGCCTGTCGCCTTGCCGCTTCCCTCAGCAGCATCTCCAGCTCGCTCAAGGAATGGGGCGAAGGTGCGGCTGAGTTCCCGGATGCGCTGGGCAAGCTCGTCATCCGTCATCTCGATTTCGTTGTTGACGTTGAGGTTCACATCCTTCGGCATCAGCGACGCCACCATCTTGCAGAAGTCGCCGGGGTTCTTTTCCCGCATGTCGCTGATCGCCACCGCGCCGTGCGTTTCCCACTCGTTCAGAACGTCGGCCAGGAATCTCTCGGCCAGCTTGTTGCGTGCGCCTTTCGGGCGGCCAGACGGGTTTGGCGACACACCCTTTTGCCACTTGTAAGGCTCAAGCTGTTTCGGGACTGTTTTATCAGGCATCGCGCTGCTTCGCGGGGAACAGAACATCGAGATAAGGTTTGTGCGTCATTCGGATTAGCTCAATCCACTCACAGATCGTCAGCTCGCGTTCAGCCTCGGCGCCGAGCCAGAAATAGTAGCTCATCAGTATTCCGTGATGTGTGCCGAACCAGTGCCGTCGGCGGCCCAGATGCCCGTGATTGCCCCCGTGTATCCCTGAAGGCTGACGACCTCGTTCTGGGCAAGGCTGAGGCTGTAGGACGTTGTGGTCGCGGCGCTTGAGCCAAGGCGGACATGAAGCCGGTTGGCATCGCTGTTCTCGATGACAAAGCCCTTGCGTGAACTGTTCGGCGCAAGCAGCGTTGCGCTGGCCGTTGAAGAGGCGACTGCCGTGACTGCCATTTGCGTGTTTCCTTCTTATTCAACCGCCCAGTCGAGCAGCGTGAACCGTGTTTGCCCGAACGATCCGATGCCGTGGCCCCGGCCCGTGCAGTCGCCAAAGGTGAAGCCGATGCGGTCAGCCTTCGCCAGAGCCGCCTTGAACGCTTCCGGGCTGTCGTGGGCGTTGGACTTGATGACCGCCTTCCAGCGCCCGGAAAACGGCGCTGTGACGGTGTGTTCGCCAGGAGTGAGGTTGACCGTGGCAAAGCTCGCCCACCAGCGCCCAACCTCCCATTGCTCGCCGGGAACATTGGCGGAAAAGTGCAGGCTCAACGTCGCCGGGTCGCACTTGACGCCCTTGAGAGCATCGCCTTCGATACGGAAGCGCAGTCGAACTTGGCTCTTGCCGGTCAGGGGGCCGGTTGCCCGCGTGACATAATGCGGTTCGCAGGGGCCGATGACAAAGCTGTCGGTGAATGTTTCGGGACAATTCTTCGAGAAGTTCTGCCCGCCCATGATCGGGCCGATCTCCCAGCCCGCCGACCGTGGCGGGGGCTGGTGGTTGGGATCATCCCCATCGCAGGCGGCGAGCAGCAGGGCTGACGCGAACAAGCGAAGCACTTACGCCGCCTTGAACGCAACGTAAGGGGCGGCGTTGTTAGTTTCGGTGAAGCTGTCTGTCGTCCGGTTGCCGGTCAGGGTCGGCGGCGAGTTGAACGTGCCGGCCTTGGTCATGCAGGTGATCTGGCTGGTGCTGACCGCGTTCGCCATCGTCGTCTGACCAGCCAGCCTCGTCTGGAACGAGTTGGTGGTGGATTGCGCCGTGAAGGCTGCCGTCGCGTTGTCCACCTGGGCGCCGATCCAGTAAACCTTGCCGGGGTTGAGCGTCAGGTTGACGCCGGTAATCTCGATTGAAGCAACGCTCGCCGTGCTCTGGCTGGCCGATTGGTAAATGGGTGCGCCGGTCGGGTCGTTGGTCGCCGGGTCGCTGTCATAGACGAGAAGCTGGAAGTTGCCGCTGGCAGCCGCCGTCGAGACCCGCACCAGCAGCGACGCCGCGACCACGGAACGCCTGACGCTGTAGGGGGCCAGCCGTAATGTCCCGGCGGCGGCAGCTGAGCCGTTGCCGATGTTCCCCTCGGTCTCGAACGCGTGATACCGGCCCGAAGCGTAGGGCGGCTCGGGCTGGACGCGATCAACCAGCCGCATCAGAGGATCACCCCGACGATGAAGCCAAGGGCGATCAGCAATGCGCCCGAAGGACGAATGGCAGCGGCAAGGGCCTCGCGCAGAATCTTCTCAACAGTGTCCATGATCGTGTCTCCGGTGAATTGCCTGGCGAGGGAATCGGCGGCTTTCGCCAGATCGGCCTCAGTCACGGCGCAGCACGAACGAGCAGCACTCCAGCGCCTGCACGCCAGCAAGAAGCAGCGTCAGACCGACGAAGCCCAGCCCGATGCCGGTTGCGGCCAAGGAGGCGGCGGCGAGGTAGCGGTTCACCGCCACGCCCCGTTGACGATCCGCGCATGGGCGAGGTCGAGCAGGCCCAGCGCCTCGGCGATGCAGACATTCTCGCCAAGCGCGGTGTAGTCCACCATGCCCTCGCTGCGGGTGACGAGCAGAACCACGTCAGGGCCGATCTTGCCCTCGTCAATCGCGTCGGCCATCGCCCTCAGCGACGAGCAGATGTCGTGCAGGTTGCCGACCGGGAGGGTCGCAACATTGTCCTTTTCGACCAGGCGAAGGGTCATAGAAACCTCCAGCCGAGCCGGTAGAACCACTGCGACAAATCATACCAGATGCAGTCGCATTCCCAGTCGTCGGGCATCCGGCGCTCGAACAGGTCGCCGATCCAGAACAGGATGCGGGCAATCACCGCCCGAATCCTATGTGGAAAACGATCCCGAACAGCCGGAACTCGAATAGCCAGCCCTCGGCGTCATGGTCGGCGATCAGGTAGCGATCCAGCCTCATCGCCGCTTGCCCTTGCTTAACAGGGCGCGACGCCGCTTGTCTTTCGACAGGCCACTTATCGTGAACCCGTCGAACTCGCCGAACGCGGTCCTGTCTTCTAGCCACCGTTCAAACTCAACGTCACTTAATGACGCCAAGTCGAGCGATCTGTAGGTTCCGTCCGCGACCTTTCGACTGACCTCCCTCGCCGCGTCGATGACCCGTTGCGGCACACGCAACCCACAGCCACAACCCTTCATCGCCGCTTGCCCTTTGGCTGGCCGAACAGCTTGTCGAGCATCGCTCGCGCCTCGGCGGCGTCGGCTTCCGCGACCTTCTTCCCGTCCACCCTGACGTGGAAGTAGCCCTCGTGGGCGAAGCGCAGAATGACCGCCGCCATTTCCGCCTGCCGCCCGTGCGAGTCCGAATGGCCCTCGACAACGCCCCAGGCGATGACGCCGGAAAGCTGCTTGATCGCAGCCGTGAAGCCGTCAACGGCGTCCGCAATCCGCTCCATGCCCTCGCGTGTCTCGGACACATACTCAGGCAC